GCGGCATGAACGCCAGATTGAGCGTCGACGGCACGACATTCGCGGCTGGCGCGAGTGATTATCAACTTGGTGGCTTTGTACATCGCAATGCGGCTCCAGGCACGGCAGTTAGTAACGTACCGATGACCGGTAGTAATCTTATGGCTTTGACTGGAAATTTTGACCACACTCAGGTGCCGATCTCCGCAGTCGCAGATTTCAACATCGTACGTGTTGCTAATACCGAGCTTTTCGGCTGGCGGTCGCGGGGCAGCGGCTACAATTTTAATTCTGCGATCCTCTATGAGACCGACATGTATCACGGCTGGGTGGTGTCTTCGGCGTTCGCTGGAACCGCGTCGATAAAAGCCATTCGTTGGCTTGCGAGCGGTGCAGCGCCGCGTGTCGGCAATCTGACCATGGAGTGGCTGCCATGAGCTTCGATTTCCCGGCTTCTCCGACCGTCAACCAGGTCTTTATCGGCTCCAACGGTGCCCAGTACCAGTGGAATGGCACCACCTGGAACCAGGTCTCCGGCAATCCTGCCACGCTGACGGCGCAGGCCCGGAACCGCATCGTCAACCCAGCGATGCAGATCAACCAAGAAGTGCCAGGGGCGGTGGCATCTGGCTACCCTATCGATCAGTTTCTGGTGAGCGGTGGTATTGCCACCATCAATGCCAGTTGGCAGCCGACTGCGGGGCCGGAAGGTCTTGCTACACTGGCGACGACATTGACAACTGCCAAACCCTCTTTGGCGGCGGGTGATTTCTGGCAATTGCTGCAGCCGCTAGAGGGTAAGCGTGTCGCTGATTTTCGTTGGGGCACCGCGAACGCCAAGCAGGTCGTGGCGCGCTTCATGGCTTACTCCAGCCAAGCTGGCACCTACACATTCAAAATTGCAAACAACACCTCAAGCCGAGTTTTCCTCGCCCCATTTACGCTGGTGGCGAACACTTGGAAGGAAATCACCATCGTCATTCCCGGTGATACCGCCGGGACATGGGCAACTGACAACTCACTTGCGATGTACTATGGCTGGGCCTTAGCTGCCGGATCGACTTACAATACCGGCGTCGCCGGTTGGCAGGGCGTCAACATGGCGCAAATGGCGGGCCATACCAATCTGGCGGCAACCGCCAACGCGAATTTCTTTGTCACTAATGTCGGCCTCTACCTCGACGACCAGAACACCGGAACGGCGCCGCCCTGGGTGATGCCCGACGAGGCGCAGGAATTGGCGGCGTGCATAAGATATTACACTAAGCATTTAAATCTAACGGCATCCGGCATAGCGACGGCAGCGTCGCAGACGATCTTTTTTGATACGATCCTCTCGACCCCCATGCGAGTTTCGCCCGCAGTCAACGTCTCCAATACTTCCAATAGCAATACCGCCGGGGTCGCCAATAGTGGAACGACAGCCACGCACCTGCGATTGACCTGCACTGCGGCAGCAGCGGGAGCGTTTTTCAGTCAGAACGATACGACCCTGACCGCGAGAATGTAACCATGCCATATGTTTCCTGCCGCTACACACCGCCCGACGAAACCGGGATGGGCGCCGAAACCAAAGAGGGCGAAAACGCCCGCATCATCTGCACCGACGACCAGGGCGTCGAATGGCATCTGACCGAGGACAGCCAGGTCGGCGACTGGCTGCGCTTCCAAGAGGAAGACGGCGAGGTGCTGGCCTATGAGGAGCAACCGGAACCCGAGGTGGACGACCCCGACACGCGGTCGCTTCCGCCCTATGAACCAGCCGACCATCCAGACCGGGAGCTTCCCGCTGATTGACCGAACCGCCACCCAGCGAAGGCCGCCTGGCCGCCGCGGCAACGGTGGTCAAGGGTCTGTCGTGGGCGAACCTGCTGACCATCGCGGCGCTGGTGGCGATCGCCATTCCCGCCTATCTGGTCTATCGCGCCTTGAACGATCCGGCGCTCTTGGACCGCATGCTCAGCTCCTACAGCGAGGAGAGCTCGCAGCAGACCGGCTGCACACTGCGCACGGCGAAGCAGCGCGGCGGTCCCGAAACCTGGGCGGTGTCGACCGGCTGGGCGTTTCACGGCGGCGACCGCTATTACATCGCGGTGGCGATGAACCGTGCTCCGGACGAATCCGAGTTGGCGGCCTACTGCGCTACCCTCAAGCTGCTGGCCGAGAAGCTCGGGCAGCCGCCGATATGAAACTGCTCACACTCGTCTATCTGGCGACCCACGGTTACAGCGTCGTGTTCAGCGGCGACCAATGCAGAACTCTACGTCAAGCACGGATCGAAATCGGCCAATGTCGCGAGCATTTTGTCTCTCTGCGCGCCGAGAGCGCCAACTTCTCCACCCCTACCGCAGCCACAAGCCCGGCCCAAGGCTCTATGAGTACCGCCGGACCCAGCGGCGGCCGACCTGGTTCGCCTTCTTCGCCGTCTGGCAGCCCAGGCAGCGGCGCTGACGCAGGCGGCAGCACGCCGGGGGCATCGTCACCGGGTAACGGCGGAAGCGCGTCAGGCGGCTCGCCTGGCAATCCTGGTGGCGGTGACCGGCATCCTACCGAGCCGCCTGTAACGTTGCCGACGCCACCGCCGCCGAAACCAACGATCGATCCCGCGGCGCTGGCCAAGTTGCGCGGTGAGATCCGCGATGCGGCCAGGCAACGGGTGATCGATCGAATCGTCTTCGGTGCCAAGCCGCCGCCCAGTCAGCCGGGCAAGCCGGACTTTGGCAAGCCTGGGTTCAATCCCGGGCCAGGCGGCTTACGCGGCCAAGCGACACCGAAATCGAGCGGCAATGCGCCATGGGCGGGGCAAGCGCGTTGATGTTTACCTATGACGACATCAAAAGGAGTCCGAGCGTGAAAGCCGCCAAGCCCGTGAAAGACATCGAGCTCGCCTTGCGCGAGGTGCTCGACCAGTACACACACGAACCGAAGACCAAGCTTCTGGGCGCGCTCGAACAGATGACCGAGGAGGTCAGCGACGAGCATTGGCCTGAGAAGTCCGGCGCCGCCGGAGATGACGATAGTGAAACCTCCGAGGAAGGGACCGACTGATGGCACAGAATTTTGAGCAGGATCTCAAGGCATGGCTTGAGAACTATTCGGGAGAGACCCCTCGCGAGGCCGCCGCTGCGGCACTGCGCACTCACGCCGACCTGGTCGAGCGTAGTGAAGAGTGGCCGCAGCTGAAGCGCCAGGTCGAGGCCGAGCGCGCTGCTGGCCGCGCACCGCTGCGGCAGCCAACCGAGGGCGAAATGAAGAACGCCGCTGCGGCCAAGACCGCGGCTGAGCTCGCCGAGCGCAAGGGCATTCCGGAAGACTATGCCGACGTCGACGACATCCTCGCGCATCCTGAACGGAACCCTTCGCATCCCGATCCTTCGGCCGAGCCGACCGAGGCCGAGCAGCAACAGCAGCGTGAGCAGCAGACCCAGGATCAACGCGAAAAGAACGAGCGCGAGACCGAGCAGAAGCGTCAGCAACAGCAGCGCGACGCCAAAAAGAAGTGAGAGGGAAAGCGTCGCGGGCAGGAGAGTCTGGGAAATTCTTGGCGAACAAGAGCAGACAATTTGGTCCTGACCACGCGACACTTAGTTCATATGCACAGTGCGTAAGTTAAGTCAAGACGAGGCTCGCTACCTGGCGGCGCTGCGGCGCCGACAGATGGCGGCGCGTGCGCGCGACGACCTGCTTGAGTTCTCCAAGTTCATGATGCCACACCCGGATTTTCCGGACGACGTCACCCGCTCGAATTATATCACTGCGAAACATCATCGTGCGATCGCCGCGGCATTGGAACAGGTCGAACAGGGCAAGATCACGCGGCTGATCATCAACGTGCCGCCGCGGCACGGCAAATCGCAGCTCTCTTCGCGCATGTTCCCGGCCTGGTTTCTCGGCCGGCATCCCGAGCAAAGCCTCATCCTCGCTACCTATGCCGACAAGCTCAGCTGGGATTTCGGCCGTGAGGTCAACGACCTGATCGAGGACAGCCTGTTTCGTCAGGTGTTCCCGGGCGTCAGCACCAAGACTGCTTCGGTCGACAGGATCGAGACCGAGCAGGGCGGCAAGGTGTTTTTTGTCGGCAGGGGATCGGCCATAACCGGTCGCGGCTCGATCGGTCTGCTGATCGACGATCCGATCAAGGATCGCGTCGAGGCTGACAGCAACATCACCCGCGAGAAGTTATGGTCGTGGTATAATCAAGTAGCTAAAACCCGCCTCCTTTCGCACGCCGGTTGGGTGGTGATCATTCAGACCAGGTGGTCCGAAGACGATCTGGTCGGCCGCCTCACCGATCCATTGAATCCCTCTTACAGCGCGGTCGAGGGCAAGAAATGGAAAATAATCGACTTGCCGGCGATCGCCGTCGAAGATGACCCGCTCGGGCGAACCCCCGGTGAAGCTTTGTGGCCGGAGCGGTTTCCGATCGGCTACCTGGAAGAGATGCGCGAGGCCGATCCGCGCGGCTTCCAGAGCCTCTATCAGGGCAGCCCGACGCCGGACAAAGGCAACTTCTTTGCTGCCGAATGCCTGCTCACCTACAAGCGCGGCGACCTGCCACCAAAGGAAACGCTGCGTTTCTACGTCGCCAGCGACCATGCGGTCTCCTCTAAACAGGAGCGCGATAAAACCTGTCTCTTGCCGGTCGCGCTCGACGAGAACGAGAACATCTGGGTGCTGCCCGACGTGGTCTGGGGCAGATACCCTACCGACCAGATCGTCGAGCGGATGATCGACATCATGGATCTGCATAAGCCATTGTTTTGGTGGGCAGAACGCGGCCAGATCACCAAATCGATCGGGCCGTTTTTGCGCAAGCGCATGCTGGAGCGCAGCGTCTTCTG